TCACGCACCACGTCGTCGCCGATCTCGGCGAGTTCTTCCTCGCCCAGCTCAACGGCGATGTTGGGCAGGTCAATCAGCGCCTCGACATCGATCGAGGGCGCGGGTTCTGAAGCCCCTTCCTCGGGGATGTACTCTTCGAGCGCTGCCATTGATTTCCCTAGTAGCCGGTCGCCAGTGAGCGACCGTGTTCCTGCTCGTCGCGCCAGTCATCGGCACGCTTGCCGACGGGGTACGCGAAGGTGAGCGCCAAGGCGTCCGCGCGGTCGGGGCTCGGTAAGCCCCGCTTGCGGATGTCCTCTTTCTTCTCCAGCAAGATCGCGTTGTTCGCGTCGTGCTTGTACTGCACGCTCGTTAGCTGCGCTTCGAGCCGAGGGTCATCCGGGATGGCCACCGCGCCCTGGTGGAGCCAGTCGCGCATTCGGGTCCACATTTCGGCTCGCTTGTTAGCGGTTTTGGCTGAAGCTGTGCCGTCGCTTGAGCGTCCACTATCCACAGCAATAATATCGCGACCCAACTGACGCAGGCGATCCACAACACCGGCACCCACACCGCCCACGTCCACGAATACGGCATCTGGTCCAAGGCGGTCTATCTCCATAGCCACACGAGCCGCCACCTCCATGGTGTCCAGCCCGCGGAAGAACAGCCAGGGCTCGGCGCGAGCGTCACGGCCGCGCCGTACCGCTATCACCGTCTCGTCATTGCCGTAGCGGGCCACGTCGACCCCGAGCGTGACCTCGTCAAACACCGTGGTCACGACCGTCTCTTGCATCGCGTCCTCTACGATCGAGGCGCCGATGAACTGCTGATCGCCGAGGTTCTCGTATGCCCCGAGCCAGATGTTGCGATACTTGTCCTTATCGCCCGTCTCGTCGTGCTTCCGCTCGATCTCCAAAACCTGCGGAAACCGCGGGTTGTCCTCGTAGTTGATGCGCCGAACGATGGCGTTGTCCGGGGGCTGCTGCCGCAGGAACACGTCGATAGGGTCAGTCTTGAACCTGGGGTTCCAGCTTGCCCATATCTCCGAGCCCTCCTTGCGGATGGTCGGGCGCAGCAGGTCCAGCGAGCGCTGAGACATCGACTGCGCTTCCTCGATCCAGGCCACGTCATAGCCTTCGAGGGATTTGATCGACTCGGCCGTGTGGTCGACCATGCCGTTGAAGATGATCAGCCCGCCACCCGGCGTCTTGATCTGGTCGTTCTGGACCTCGAAGACCCTGCCGAGGCCCAGCGCCTCGATCTTGTCCTCGATCAGGCGCTTGGCGCTTTCCTTGAGCGACTTCTGCACCTCACGGATACAGACAGCGCGCATGCCGGGGTTCTGGAACGCCTTCTCTACCATAAGCTCGGCGAAGAAGTGGCTCTTCCCGCTTCCCCTGCCTCCGTAGAGGCCCTTGTAGCGGGACGGGTACAGTAGCGGCTTAAACGCCCTCGGGGTCTTGATCGTCAGGGCCGTCAATGATCACCCGCCTGATAATGGTTACGGGGTTCTCGTCGTCCCCGCTGATCGTGGTGGCTGTCAGGTCCGGCATGACCTTTTTCAGCAAGATGCTTGCCGCTGTCACCTGCGACGCAGTCATATCAATTGATCCCTCGGCGTGACCAATCAACCTGTTGAGAATTTGAGAGTTTGCTATTTTAGTCCGGTGCTCGGCTGACATGACGAAGCCGGCTGGGCGTCCACGTTCAGCCACGAGCTTTGTCCTTGCGCTTCCACATCTTCTTGTTCGCGCGGATCAGGCCGCGGCAGAAGTAGTAATGTATCCCGGCGTAGAATTCGGCGTCCGTCATCAGGGCATCCCCAAGGCCAGCGCTTCCCCAATCCACTTCGTTCGGGTGTGCAATGTAAAGGTTTCTCATGCCTTCACCCAGCACAGCGTGTCGGCGTCCCATATGTAGCCCATTGCGAGGGCTGCGGCGCGGTATGCATCGACGGGCACGGCAACGATGTCAGCACGAATGATGGTAGCGGGCTCATCGTCAGCCGACACAAGCAGGGCTTGTCCCTGTGCGTCCATCTGGTCGCATGCGAGGGTGGCGATACCCTTGAGGTAATCGACGGTGGCTTGGGTCATCTCACTGTCCGGGTTTGCATTCGTGCTTGTCGAGGCCTGCGCCGAAGAAGCCGCAGCGGAGACATGCCCCGTACATAATCCAATCATATGCCGGAATGGCTTGCGCACCGGCACGACTTGCGCCCGGTGCTACCGTGTGGCTGTTGTTGTTCTTCGCCACCTCACCCCCGGCTATATGCTGTTGTTTTCGCATGATCAAGCGGCGGGTCATTTCAGCACAGAGCCGCAATGTGGGCACCGAGTCACGCCCCATTCGATCCCATTGGCTTTCAGCCAGTCCCGAACCTCGTTGCATGTCTTCTTGCCGATGTTTCCCTGCCGAACGAAGGCCCGCGGGCTGACGTGCTCATGGATCGCCATGGGCGTGATTTCTTCCACGCTGCTGAACCAGCCGCCATTCAAAAGGCCGCGGACCGCGCGCGTGGATAGGAACTCGTGTTGCCTGGATAGGAACTCTTGTTTCATGTCCATGGTGTGGTGGTCCCTTTGCGATGCTCGACGCCGGCAAGCTGCAGCCAGCGCAACTTCTCCGCAGCGTGGCGCCTCGTCAGTTCGCGGATAACCGCGGGGGGCAAATCGATTGTCCGGTGATCAAAGGTTTCTCGATGCCCGCCGTCGCCCAGGTAATCAGGACGTATCATGCCACCTTCTCCATCCTGCCTAGTTCCATCTCCACCTCATGCACCCCGCCGAATATCTCGATCCTAATGATACCCATTGCACCGCGCAGTTCCACCACCTCTGTCTGGCGGTCCTGATGCACGCCGTCTCTGATCCGCACCTTGTCCCCCTTGCGGATGGTGCGCGCGTGGCGCTGCTTGTTGGTCAGTATCTCCGCGGTCGAGCGCATTGCCTTCAGTCCCGCGATGCTGTCCTCTGTGAGCCAGCCAGGCTCGCCGTCGTGGCGCCTGATGACCCCGGTTATCCAGGGGTGCTCCCATGTGAGAAGGTGCCAGCGCGGGGCGCCGTTGAAGTGCGCGAACACGTAGCCGGGAATGAACCGCTGCTCGTGGGTGTAGTCGCGGCCCTGTCGATAGCGCGTGCTCTCGGTGACGGGGTAGAATGCGAACACGTCCCGATCGCCGAGCCATGTGCGGACCTTGCCCTCGGATTGGGGGCGCACGGTGAGGGCGTGATACCGGGCCGGGCCGTCCGAAAATAAATTGCCACGCATGTGCATTTTCCTGTTGACCTATGCCGCGCGCGGCATTATGTCTAAGTCTCGGACAAGGGAGAAACGGAAATGACCAAGCGCTTCTACATCGAGACCAGCGACGAGTTCGGCCCCCTTGAGGCCGACGCGTTTGACACTCCCGAAGCCGCCATGAAGTACGGCGCCGATCTCGTTTCGGACGGCTGGCGCTACGCGGTGGTGGTTGACCGCAACGAGATGCTGCCGATCGCCACTTACGGAAACCCGCCCGCGGATTGGCTCTGATAAATTGCCGCGTAGGTGCATTTATGGATTGCCTTCTGCCGCGCACGGCATTATCCTGAAGCTGTCTTTCACAGAGGAGTATCCGCCATGCTGACGTACGAAAAAGCCCTCACCGCCGCTGGTTGGGAGTTCGATGATGGTTTCTGGATCGACCCGAAGTCGGGCCGCTTCTACGAGACCGACCGTGAGGCGTGCGCCGCTCTGGAGCGCGGGAAATCGCTCGCCTACGATAGCAACTACTCGGACGAGAGGGAGTAATGACCGACACCAAGGCAACCGCTGTTTGGGAGTTCGTAATGACCGACACCAAGGCAACCAAGCGCCGGCTCGAAAGGGCCGGCTACCAATTCGCCTCAGGATGGTTCCTGCCGGGCTTCGCCGCACGCGTGAAGCAGCAAGCCGAGATGCACAAGCCCGACGTTGCCGCCATACAGGCACAACCGCCAAAGCCGAGAGGCAGGCCGAAGAAGGAGACGCGGGCGTAATTATCGCACCGTCTCCTGATACCTGACGGGCTGCATGGATGCGCGGCGCTTGGTGATCGCTTCGTTGATGCGGTCACCAGCCACCGAATATGAGACGCGCTCTGGCATAGTATGATCGTCACTATTCCACTGCGCTTCGCACCACGCAGC